CTCAATCAAACCTTGCAGACGTTCCACGTATAGTGAGAACTTGATTTCTTGTAGGTAAGCAATACCAACGCGACCATCATTGAAGATAGCTCCACCGTCTGCTGAACCATTGATATAGGATTGCGGAATACGCATACCCATCCACATCTTATTGAAGAAGTAGTCAAGGTCTTGAAGTTCACCAAGGTTCTGTCCACCGGGTAGAACCTCTACACGCGAACCCTTACCATCTGGTCCTTCTGAGAAGAAGAAGTCTTCATTCATTGAAGCTGGGTTGTAGACGCTATCAACCATGGCTCCGCTTCCGTCACGAGCAGGAATTTTCTTCTGTTTGATTTCGTTCTTAATTTGCTCAAGGTGATGAGCAACCTTATGAGGCGGCATCTTACCTGTATTGATGTAGAACACTCTACGCTCAGGCGCACGTTGAACGCGGTAGATGATTAGAGCATCTTCCAACAGTTCCTTCTGTTTAAATGATTTGTAAGCGTTACGTAAGATTGAGTTACCGAATGGAGCCTCATCGCTCATATCGTCATTCAGACTGAATCTAATAATTTTTTCTTTGTCGAACGGAACAACGCTACTGTCACCAATGTTACCAGTGATGTTGAATGAGAAGCCGTTACCCGCAGGGTTGGCACTCTTCGAATCATTCTTGATATGCCAACCCTTAACATCGGTGATATCATTTTCGGAAACGATTGCACCAATCACACTCTTAGGGTGAATGAATACGTACTTACCGTTCTTCTTTTCAGGACGCTGGAAGAATGTATCACCATACTTAATAGTATTACGGCAAATTGGGAACATACGTTCTTTCCAATTATGCAGCGTACACCATGTCTTTAAGGCAGCTTTTAGAGTGGTTACTGTTCTTGATGGAATTAGGTTGCTGCCACTTGGAGTCAAAGTGATTTCAAGTGGGTCATTCAGCTTTCCAGTATTACCACACATTTCTTCGGCAATAATGTCTAGTGCCATTGCCACATGAACGTCACCGTCCATAATGTCAAATTCGCGGTAACGGGTCAGTCGTGAAGGTGACCCCTGTACCAAACGGTGGTACCAAGTATAGTTACCATAGACGCCACCGGTCCCGGTAGTGTCACGATTGTCCAGAGTGTCGATTGTCGCGGCATTCGGGGAAACAATTTTGTAATAAGATTTAATCTTCGCCATAGGTATCAGTCAATTTTCATTATTTATGGTGTAACGGAAAGCGTGAACACATTAAGCTCATACCGTAAACATTCCGGTAATGGTTCCCGCCATGTTCTCCATATGTTCTTTAACTGATGTTCGTTGTGAGGCAAGTGCGTTTTGACGCTCTTCTCTCATTTGTGTTTCTGTCTTGACTTCTAGAGCTACGTCTAATTGTCTACGGTTAATCTCAACCAACTCACCCAACTTATCTTCTGAACCGCCTTGTGGAATAGGGTTGCCATTGGCATCACGCTGGATACCATTCATAGAGTCGGCAGACATTGCAATTCCATTACCGCGTGACATATCAAGTGGTGGTAGTCCACGGTTGGCACGGTTGGCGTTCGCCAATAAAGTTAGCTGGTCAATTGCTGCTTGACGGTCTGCTGCGTCTTCTTCATCGGAAGTAAACCATTTACCTAATTGGTTCTTATCGGTAAATGCTCGGATATCATCCTCGGTCACCATACCTGTCTGAGCTACGCGCTCACCAGCGCCAACCCATGAGTCTTGGTTACGGTTAGCCATATAACCACCAAAGGCGGCGCTACCATATCCAAGTGGATTTGTCATAGCTGTTCCTAACTTATAGGCTGCGTTATCACTATGGTAGGCATCAGAACCCCATGCCTGTAGTCCTGTACCAACTAAACCACCACCTACTGCGGCTCCGGTTACTCCAAGTGTTGTAGCTGCGGCTCCACCCCCTAGTAATGCGGCTCCGACTCTAGGTAGAATTCCTCTCGCCGCTGCACCACCGGCTGCGGCTCCACCCTTACCACCAAAAATTGTACCAAGCGCAGATACACCAAACTTACCCATGATATAGGTCTTAGCTACATCGGCTGCGGAGCCTGCAATACCTGCTGCTGCACTACCACCGGGTAATCCTGTGATACCACGAACACTCTCAGAAAATTCCATTACGGCAGCATCAAATGTACCGAATGATGCTGCTTGGGCTGCTGCCTGACTTTCCATGGTTGTCAAATAATCATCAAACGATATATCACCACGGCTTCTACGTTCTGCCGCAGCGGCTTGACCTTTATCTGTAATCTCTTGTATATTCAAGCCTCCACGTTGTAGCATAGTTTCTGCTGCATATTGTGGAAGCATACTGCTAATACCAACACTCAAACCACCAGTCTGTGTGGCGACGGCGTTAGCGCGTTCGTTTTTGGTCTTCCAATCCGAAAGCTTCATTTCTGCACTTTGGATTGCTTTTATCTGAGCGTCTGTTAAATTACTTCCACCGCCCAATTGCTGGGCGCTCATGGCATCTATTTCGGCTTGTGTCAGTCCTGCATCTACACTAGCTGCCTTAAGTCCAACAGTGGTCATAATAGATTGACGAATTCTATCACCAATATCCGCAAAGGATTGGTTATGACGCATCATTTCACGCTGCTTCATATACTCAACATCATAGCCGAGATACTTGGTATACAATGCGCGTTGGGTTAGTTCCTTCTGAACCGCAGCTTGCTGTTCAGCGGTTTGCGCTCTATTAAATCTATTAATGTTATAAATTTGCGAAGAAAAATCTTGCAGCATTTTAGAAGCATCGGTGATACTTCCACCAAACGACTGTTGAATTATCATTGCTTGGTCAGTCATTGTCTGACCAAGCTGACCGTCAAATGTACGTCCAGTTGCATATGCATTACGCATCATATTCTGGGTGAAATCGGCAGCTTCCTTACCAATCAAACCAACGCTCTTAGCTTGGTTTGCCCACTGTTTTAATGTTCCATCAGAAACGGCATCTACACTCTTACCGAAACCACTTAATGCATTTATGATATCACGGTTAGTTGAACGGAACTGATTGAGTTCGTCATAACTAAGACCCATACCCGCACTCTGCATGAATTCATTCGACTGAAATCCGTACTGTAGGCGGCTCTGTGAGATACCGGGTAAATCTTTACCCGCAGCTAATACACCAGCACCAACAGATTTAGTGAAGTTATTGATAGCGGTTTTGAAGTTCTTTTGGGCACCTTCAAGAGTATTGGTTATATCTTTTAGATATGTTTTAGAGACTTCACTTACTGCTCTATGCTGTTCATTAAGTTGTCTTAAACCTTCTTTCGAAGCCTCAGATATATTTGATGTAGCATCTTTACCTAGCTTTTTTAATGCACGGTCCAATGACCCATTTAATAAATTGGATACATTAAACTTCTTTTCAAGCTTCGTTCTCTGCTCTTGAATGATTGCGAGTTTCTTATTAACCAACTCTTGATTATTAGCATACGATGCTTGATTATCTACAATATCATTAGCATTAGATACAAGCTCAGAATACTCTTTATTAAGTTGCTTAATCTCGTCAATGTTTCCACCGACGCTCTTAACATACTCCACCGTCTTTTTTGCAGCCATTGCATAGATTTTAGACTGGTTTTCCGCAGCGTCTCGGACAACATCATCTAGCTTAGAGAATGCTTGGTTTAATGGATGTATGTTTTTAATAGTTTCTTTAAAATGTTCGGCAATCGTCTTACCGCCACTCTTCATAGCCTTATGAAGTTCTTCAAGGTTGTTGGCTAGATTCTGTACCGTCTTATTTGACTCAGTAGCAGAGCGACCATTTGAAGACCCACCGCGACCCATACGAGAACCACCGTCCATATTGGACCCAAATGAATTCTTGTCATTTTTTAGACCAGTGACCAACTGATTGATTGAGTTGGTCAACATTTCTAAGGTTCTATCGGATACGGCCATTGTGAGTTCTTATGATTAGTCCTCTTATTTATTTCATTACCATTGTCAAAAAATTGTTGACAATCCAAATAAATTGCTGTACTATATACTTTATCGGTTCAATATAGGAATTTCATATGACCGAAATTAGAAAGAAAAAGAAAAATTACATCAATAATGCCGACTTATTAAAAGAAATTGAAATAAGTCACCGACAGAATAGAATGACGGAAGAGCTTGGAAAGATGGTTCTACTTCTTTGCCAACGCTACGTACAGATTCCACGATTCGCCAA